CAACTTCATTTTTTGAAAATTGCACACCGTTCTTTTTGCCTTGTGTTTTTTGCCGACTTCCTGGGGAAGTGGAGGCGACTCTTTGCACAGCGGGCCTGCCCTCACTTTGTTCAGCATTATCAGATCTAAGATCTGGATAAACTTTATAAACTCTATTATTTAACTCACTATAGTATTCATTTGAATCTGGCTCAAAACCTTCATTAACCAAATTTACATGTGTATATTGAGCGTATTGTGTAGCTTCTGGTTCTTCACCAAACCAATTATTTTTTGACTTCCATTCTAAAGCCTCTTGAGTTGGTTGCACCTGGACTTGTTGTTCTTGCACAGGTTGTTGATAGTAATTTTGCTGTGACTGAGCGTAACTCTGTTCAGATCTCTGTTTTGCAATTCTTACTTTTTCTTTTTGAATAGAAACTTCATTTTTTAAACTGTCAGCTTTTGACATTAAATCAGCATCACCCGCACCATGAGCTTTTTTATACAACTCATTAGCTTCACGCTCTTTTAGATTAATGGTTTCTTCTTCTTTTGCTAATAAACTATTTTGAGATTGCACTGCTTGGTTGTAATAAGCATGAACTTCTTGTTCTCTTTGCTGTAATGCAGCCTCTAGTGCAGCTGCTTTTTCTTCGGCAGCTCTTTTTCTTTCATTTAGTTTGTTTATTCTTTTTGATACACCTTTTGTGTAATTTTCTAGCTCGTCGTCGCTTGAAGCCTCATTAGAAACCTCTTGTGATTCAGTAACTTCTACCTCAATATCTTCAACCTCTGGTTGAATTTGATTTTGTTCTTCTATCGTCATAAGCTCACTATATCATCTGGATTAAGTATGGTGGCAATCACTTCATCATCATTGATGATGCGAACCTCTGCACCGTCCTCAAGTTTAAATCTCGAACCAGAGTAACGTCCGATTAAAACCCATTGTTTTTCTTCACACCAAGGTGAATCTCCGTATCTTTCTTTGTTGTTGTAAGCTAATGGTCCTTTTTTTACCACATAAGCTACAACTGTTGACAAAGCCTCTCTGTCTGTTGTTTGTTTTGTAAGAATAATGCCGCCTTCTGTTTTGGCTTTTCCTGCGTATGGTAGCACTAACATTCTCCAGCCAGTTGGTTGCGGCATACGATCTAAAATTGATTGATCTAATTTTTCTGGATCTAAAACCACTGAGTCTGGTTCAACGTATGCTTCTGCTACCTTTTTAGCCATTACGTTATTTTCTTTAATATTCGTCATATATTTTTTCCCATGTCACTTATTTCGTTTGCAATATAGTATAAAGCACTGAGCTCTCCTTGCAAATATTTATAATGTTCAATATCTTTTAGTCCACCAGACATCAAAGTTTCTTGTATCTGTTGTTCTCTTTGGGAGATTGATTTTTTGATACTGTCTAAAACAGCTATTTCATCCATAATCTATTTAGTTTTTTTCTTGGTTGCTTTTTTAGTTGTTGTTTTTTTCTTTGCAACTGGTTTTTTTACTGTAGATTTTTTCTTTGTTGTTGTTTTTTTAACAACTTGTTTTTCTTCTACTGGCACTTCACCATTAATAATTGCTATTTTCTTTTCGATTCTAGCCATATTTTCTTGGTGTGCTTTATCTTCTGCCTCTTGTTGCTGTTTTAATTCAATAGCTTCTTGCTCACGCAATTGTTTTTTTTCAGCTTTTAATTTTTTTTGTGCTTCTAGTTTGTAAGATGTTGTCATAATATTCCCCGAATTTTATTTTCTAATTCAAATAACTTTAAATCAGCATTTTGTTTAAGTCTATCTAAAGCAACCCCAAGTTTATCATCTGCTATTTCTTTTTGCACATTTATCCTTTCTTGTTGCAATTGTCCGTCCATCATTTTTTCTTGCTGTCTTTGACCTTGTTTGGCTACAAACTGCTCAGATTCCATATTTAGCTCTTTATCTTTAAGATCTAATTCACGGTTTCTAATGTCAACTAATGGATCTTCACCAGATCCCATACCAATGGATTGTAAAAACTCATTTGCAAGTTTAGCCATAATCTGGGCACTAAATTGTTCTGTAACCATTTGTATTTGTTGTTGGATTTGTTGCGCTTCCTCTGGAGAAACTTGTTGCATTTGTCCTTGAATTTGTTGGATTTGTTGTTGTATTTCTGGTGGCATTTGTTCTTGTGCTTGTTGCATGGCCATAAATTGCAAATGTTGCATACAGTGAGAAATTATAAGCGCTTGCACCTGCGGACTTTCTTTGACAATAGTAGTTAAAAATAAACTTTTGTGCGTATCTAAATGCGCTTGATGATTTTGTTCTGGAAAAGCCTGGGCAGGTTGGCCCATCAATAAACCAGCATTTTCTAAGCCTGCATCCTGTGGTTTCGGCGTATTATCTGGCGGTGGTTGTAACAAAGCATCAACATTGTCTACACCGAGAGCTGCATACATTCTTCTGTAAGCCTCATAAATACCTAAAGGACCATGTATTTCTGGGTTTGATTGCACCATTTGTAAAAGTTCTTGAGCTAAAGTAACTCTTTGGCTTTGTGAAAAAATATTAGGATCCGAGATTGGTACTATGTCAACTCTATCGTCAAAATCTTGTTGTTTTATTTCACCTGGTCCCGAACCTACTTGGTAGTTATAAACAGGAGGTAAATACTCACTAAATACTTTTGCTAATAAACCAAATTCAATTTTTTGTGCGTAATGTAGTCTTTTATGAATAGCACTCATAACTTTGGTGCCACGTTCTAACAAAGCTACAGTCGTACCTACTGGCATAGCTTGATTCATGTCACCGACATTCATGTCTGCTATAGCAGCAAAGCGCTTGCCAGAATCTACTAAAATACCAAGAAGCTGCATTAAAACATTACTTGGCTCTTTTATTGGTAGCGGTATTAAATTTTCTCTTAAAGATCCACCTGTGGTATCAATATCTCTAAATTCACCTGGTTGCAATGGCTCGTCCTCGTCTCGGATCCTCATGCCTCTTGCCTTAAAACCAGCAGGTAAATTAGCTAGTGTTCCAGCATCAATAAGTTGTCTTAAAATAGATGTAGAGGCCTTTGAAAGTCCTCCGATCATGTGTGACAAACCTAACCCATAAAAACCAAGTCCAGGTAAAAACTTATACTGTACAAAATAATTAATTTTATTTTTAAATGGATCTGTTTCTACATAGTTTCTTCTTATAGATAAAACCTGCTCTGAGTCTTCTTCAATAGTTACTATATATGGTAATTTAAGGCCAGTTGACATTCCTTCTTGATCAATATCCTCAAAGCCTTCTATGTCTAAAACAGTGTGTACTTCATAAACGGTTCTGTTTCTGTTTTCTTTATAAGAGGGTGATATGCCTTGTATTTCATCAATTGCTTCGTCTATATCGCTCATATCTTCTGATATGCCGCCAGATCCTATGTCGACATTTGCATAAAACCCAGATACTTGCTGTTTTTTAATTTCATTCGCAGACATAGTTATAGAATGTGTAATTCTTTCAGCTGAACTCATGTCAGCTGCTTCATAAGGAACAATAAGATCTTCTGGAGCTATAAATTTAGATACAGCTCTATTTAAAACAAAATCAAAATAAACTTTCTTAAAACAAGAACCAGCTAGTGGTAGGTAAAAAAGCATTTGATCAAGCTCTGGATCATATTCATCCATTTTATTCATTATGTAATAATTCATAAACTCTTGGACACGTTCAGCTTGGTTTTCAGTCTCAATAGTACGAGCGCCAATGATTTCTGTTTTTACTGGTCCTTTAGCTGGCAACATTTCTTTATATGCTTGTGCCTGGAACTGAGTTACAGCTTCTGCCAAAATTGGGTGCACCACACCAGAGGATCCCTCAAAAGGCTGTGATCTTGTTTCATCAAACTTCATACCTAAGTATTTGAGTCCATCTGTGTATGTTTTTTCCCATTCAGATCTTGATTGTTTATCGCCTCTAATTGAGCTAAGTAAATCGCTTGCTATTTTTTCAAGTGTGATTTCATCTATAAAGTCTACTAAATTAGCATCAAAACTCATTTGTGGTGCCAACTCTTGTTGTATTTCTTGGTCTAAAAGTATTTCTTCATCATCAACCAAAATTTGTGCTGCTGCTGCAATTTGTTCGTCTCTTGTAGTATCTGGTACGATTTCTACAGAAGATCCCTGTACTTTTATATCTGGATCTTCGTTTGTTCCTAATTTATCTATAGCCATAATTAATGTAACACCCTGTTTCGTGGATCTGCTTTCAGTTCCACTTCTGTTCCTATAATAGCCTCTAATTCGCCATCAATCAAAAGGCCGTGGTATTCTGCTATGATTTTAGCTTGTGTAAAATCTTCTGCATGTATTAGTGGTCCAGAATATTCAATTCCATCCCAGTTAAAAGTTGTTGCGTATGTCTTAATAATAAACCGTCCTGTTCTTTTTTAGTAACTTAATTTCATCCTGGTAGTCTTCTTGCAATGATATAAAACCACCTTGACGGAAACGCATTAAAGCCATTGTAGCACTATCGCAAAAGTCGTCATAATCACCGAATGGAAATGATGCCATTTCTTCAATAACCTCTTCTGCAAAATCATCTTCTGGTGCCCATACCATTCCAGACTCAAATATAGGTGCAACACTATTCATCCTGGCTACTTTGTCCTGTCCTCTGCTCGGTGAGTATGAAGTAACAGGTATGCCCATACGTCTAAGTTCGTGTGTAAGCGGTGTTCCAGATGCTTTTGCCTCAATTAACACACAATCTGGTTCCCAGTATCTGTATTCTTCAAGAGCAAGTTTTTTAAGCTCTGGAAAGTCAAACCTCACTCTTTTTGCATCTAAAAGTATAATTTCATCGTTTTGTTCGTCACCTCTATTAAATATTGCCCAGGTTGTTATAGCTGAATAGTCGGCTGTTTCTTTTTTAGAAAAAGCTGTGTCATAACTTTGTATTACATAAGAATAAGATGGCACATCTGCGTCTTCCCATCTATTCCACCATTCTCTTTTAACTATAGATCCTTCCTCAGCTGTTGGATTTTGCATCCACTGGCTATTCCATTTAGATATAGGTAATGAGGCTTTAACACCAAGCAACTCTTCTTTTTTCCAAAATTCTGGCCATAAAGGTTTTTCAGAATCTGGTAAGATTGCAGGAAACTCAACGACTTCCCATTGATCTGCGTTTTCATCGCCTTGTTTGTTTAATACTTTACCAACCAGATCTTTTGTGCTCCATCTAGTCATTACGATCACAATAATTCCACCAGGCTGTAAACGCTGTCTTGGACCAGATGTGTACCACTCGTAAGCTGATTCTAATGCTTTCGGAGATAGCGCATCTTGTTCTGAATGTGGATCATCAATAATCAATAGATCCGCACCACGACCTGTAATAGCACCACCAACACCAGCTGCAAAGAACTCACCTTCTTGGTTACTTGTCCAACGGCCAGCTGATTTGTTATCTGCTTGTAGTTGGAGATCTGGAAAAACATGTTGATAATCTTCGCTGTCTATTATGTTTCTTACTTTACGGCCGAACCTAACAGCTAGTTCAGCTGTATGAGTTGTTTGTATAATTTTTAAATTGCCACGTCTGCCCATCATCCAAGCAGGAAAAAAAGTTGATGCAAACTCAGACTTTGAATGTCTAGGCGGTAGGCAAACTATTAATCTTTTAAGTTTGTTATCGGCAATTTTATTAAATTTTTCAGCAATAATTTTATGATGGGATCCTTCAATAAAGTCGGGCCACATGTGTTTTATAAAAGTTATAAAGTCTTGTTGACAACCATCTTGTTTTTCTAATTGATCATATCTATGCAATAGGGCAACAGCCTCAGCCTTGTCTTGCTCAGATAAAATATCAAAATCTTTAAAAGATACTTCACTCATAATCGAGCTGAGAAACAAGGTAGCGACGATATTTTATGCAACTCAGCTCTAAGCGTATTACGCCTAGGTGTAGTATTACATATCGCTATACTTCGTGCCATTCCTTACCCTCGAATAGTAAGGCTTCCGCATCCCTTCTTCTAATAAGTCCCTGGAGTGTTTTCCCGCCAGCTTTATTCCAGCGTTTAATTTGTGCTGGAACTTCGTCATATTTTCCTTCATTTAAAACACGCAGCATGGTTGAACTACTCAAATTTGATGGCCCTAAATTAAAAGTCCAGGAAACCAAAGCATCATATTGATTTTGCTCTAAGGGAACTTTTACTGCTTTGGTGACAGCTTCTTCAAACTTAGCCACGTCTTCCATTAACAATTCGTCAGCTTTTTCTTGAGTAATCTCCATATCCATAGATACACCATGAGTAGATCCATACCCGATTGTAGGAACTCCTGCGGCGCAGTGATATGCTTTTAATTCGCATCCTTCAAACTTTTTAATTAACGATAAACCTTCTTGTGATATTTTCATATTAATAGTCTCCCCAGACTTTAGTTTTTTTTCCACCGTGATATTCGACCGCATGGCCTTCTTTAATAAGTATTTTACAAATATCTTCACCATTTTCATCATAAGGAATCCCCAATATTCTGCCGTACTTTCCTTTGCCAAGTGATTTGATTTTAAAATTTCCGACACATAGTTCTTTTAATCTTTCCTTTGCAGCAAGGCCTAGTTTCTTTTCTGCTAAATCTCTAGTCCTAGATTCTGGAGTATCTATACCGCTTAAACGTACTCTTTGTTTGTGTAATTTGACATCAAAACCAAGGTCGATTATGCAGTCAAAAGTGTCACCGTCGATCACGCGATCTAATTGGCAATTATATACAAAGGCATCTGGTGCTTTACTCATTTTCTTTTTCCTGTTTTGTTGTTACTTTTCTATAATACACGACAACTTCTTTTAGTTCATTTATGTATCTTTTTAGTTCTTGCATGTTGTAGGCCATAAGTTCGTAATCGGGCACAGACATTGCAAAAAAAACAACCTGGCCTTGGTCTTTTTCTATTTGCAACAAAAATTCATCTAAGTTTTGTGCAGATACTACATACCAATAGGGTTCTTTTAAATCTATTTCTCTCGGCAATATTGGTTGAACAATTGTACGTTCAACAGGCTTTGATATTATTTCAACCTTTTTAGTTGGAATTAGACTGCAACTGCAAGCCATCATCAAGATTGTCAATACTGCGACTGTCTTGTTCAATGCCATCAAATACCTCCTTAGTGGCTTTATTAACTCTTGGTTCTATTAACCCTGGCTTTGCAGCAGCTAATTTTGTAAGGTTATGTCTTTTGAAAATATCTAAATATCTGTTCATTTCATTTTGAATTACTTGAGTTTTAGATTGTAAATCTATCAATCCCTGTGTTTGTAATGCAAAATCATTTTGCAAAGATTCTATTGCTTGTTTTTGTTCAACGTCTCGTAATTCATACGCTTGGTTAATACTTACAA